ATACAAACTTGACATCAGCTTCTGGCATAGTAACATCTTTTGTAGGTGCCGTTAATGTTTCTTCAGCAGCATAGAAATATTTTACTTTAGATCTACCTGAGGAATCAGAAACAATAACAAAGTCATCTTCAAATTTTAAACTTGGAGTATCGACTAATCCCATTACTCCAATGAATTCATTTAAATCGTATATGCCGAAATCTTTTTCGAAACTTTCGGTAACATCGGCAGTTGCCACCACGTTCCTTGCTTCACTAATAGTTTTAATATTCGATCCAGTTTTAATCAATATATTTTGATTAATGCCTGAAAAGTTTCTTAAAACTTGTAAAGTGCTTTCACTTAATTCCATAATTAATAACCTTCCTTTTTGATTTTATAATAATATTATACCATAGTTTTATGTAAATGTACACAGTTAATTTCATTTAATTTTTTATCTTAGAAAAATTTCTATCTTTAATAAACTCGATCTTGGATTCAAACTTACCATCTAATATATCTCCTTTGTGTGATATAATAAATGTATTACTATTTGCATCCATCATGGATAATATTTTTAATAAGTTTTCAATACCATCATGATCGAGTGATGAATCAAATGTTTCATCAAGTACTAATAAGTTAGTTGATACTGAATTTTTCATTTTAGCAATTTGTCTCCATGTAAATAATAAAGATAAATCGATTCTTTGTTTTTCACCTTCACTAAAAGAATCATAAGTAAAATCATCTCTATGTCTTGACTTTATCGTTTCATTAAAATTTTCATCTAAGTTAAAAGAAACAAAGAAGTCCAGAGTTTGCAAGAACTGGTTAACAAGTTTATTAATAGTAGGTAAGTACTGTTTAATAATCTTTGTTTTAATACCAGTATCTCTCAACATTTCAGCAATAACATTATTATAACCGAACTGTTCATTTAACTTAAGCTTTTCTTCAAATAAACTTTCTTTATCATTATTCATAGTTTCTAAATCGTTACGCGCTCCAGTTAAATCGGCTGACACTTCACTTTCTAAATACTTTTGTAACTCATCGTTGTTTTGTGTTACTGAAACAATCTCTCTGTTGTTTGCATTAATCGTATCTGTTTTTTCTTTTATGTCTTTAATAATTTCTTCTAATGCTAATATATCTGTATCAATAGAACTACCGTTCTGTTCTACTGCACTTAAAGATGATTGTACCTTATGCGCTTCGTTTCTTGTTTCTAAAATAAGTTTATCTTTATTAGCTATAGGTTGATCACATGTAGGGCACTCGTCATTCTTTTCTAAAAACATACCACGTTTTGCAACTGATTTCATTTCTTGTTTTATAGTAGCAATTTCACCAATAACTTTATTCTTTTGTGTTTGCAGTTCTTTTAATTCATCAATAGCTGTACTGGATTCAAGCGCTAAACTTAATTCACTATTTTGTTTTTGAAGTACTTTTATTCTTTCTCTTCCAGTTGCAACTTGAGTTTCATATTTGTTTTTATTCTCTTGTGTAAGAGCAGCAATATCACGAATGTATTTTGCTTGTTGTTCTATTTTACTTTTTACAATATTAGTATCATTACTTATTCTAGTAATGCTTTCTTTTAATATAGAATTTCTTTCTCTTATGATAAGATTCATCTTAGAAAAAATATTAATATCCAGAAGATCTTCAATAACATTTCTACGATGACCTGCATTAAGTTGCATGAAAGGTATAAAGGAAGAGGAGCCTAAAACTACAACTTGATGAAAGCTTTTATGATTAAGTTTCAGTATATTTTGTTCGAGGATCTTCTGGTATTCTAAAGAATGGGAAGACTGGTTAATCATTGTACCATCTTTCCATATTTCAAATATGTTTGGCTTTATGCCTCTTAAAATTCTAAACTGTGCCGAACCTACAGAAAATTCTACTTCAACAACTGCTTGCTTTTGATTAATAGAATTAACTAATTGGTTCTTCATAATTTTACGATGTGGTTTACCAAACAATGCAAATGATATAGCATCTAGCATAGTAGATTTACCTGCACCATTATGACCAACAATAAGCGTTGACTTATCTTTATTCAAAGGTATCTCAGTAAAATAATTTCCTGAAGATAAAAAGTTTTTATATTTTATAGATTTAAAATTTATCATGCTATTTCAAGTGCCTGCGCTTCCGTCATCAATTCTCTCATTTGGATCTTAATCTTACTCTTATCTAAATCCGTATCTACTGCTTCAACATATGAATCAACTATTTCAGCTGTATCTTCGAAGTTCATATCTTCGTCTTCAACATTTTGGCCCATAAACTCATTAAAGTTTTCTGCTATCTTTAATTCATAGATATCTTGATTCTGAATATTATCAATAAACCTATCAAATGTAAATGGATCAGTTTTTTCTGCTACAACAACCTTAACAAATTTTTTAGATAAATTTTTATTATAATTATTATAACACACTTCTTTGTCATTGTACACTATTTTTTCAAATAAAGTGTAAGTATTTTGTATTTTTTCTATTTGTCTTGTTTCAGTATCAAGAATATGAAAGTACTTTGTGTCGTGCGCATCAGACCAAAAGAATTCCATAGGATTACCTAAGTACCATATGTTATCTCTTTTAGAAGCTGTATGATAATGACCAGATAATACTTGTTCAAACTTTTCAAATAGTTTTGGATCCATACCGCCATGCGCCATAATACCTCTACCAATTTCAAAGTTAGCTAATTCAAGATGAGAACCTAACCAGTCTGCTTTGCAGTCTCTAATAAAGTTCATTGATTGATCGTAGTTATCTGCGCATATCCATGGAAGCAATCCCATACTTAAAGAACCGTATTGCATAACAGTTGGTTCCATAACTATATGAATCTCATTCATATAATGACCTAAGCATTCTTTTAGTGAATTTAATTCATTAGTATTTTTATAATAGGTGTCATGGTTGCCAGGTATAATATCCATAACCATGTTCTTTTTTCTTAAAGGTTCTAAAAACACTCTTCTATTTTGATTAAGTGCTTTAAAGTTTACAAACTTACGATGATCATAATAATCACCTAGATGCAATATTTGTTTCACTCCACGTTTTTCGCATTCCGGAAAAAATATATTTGTATAAAAGTCTTCTGCATTATCTAAAAATATTTCTGAAGAGTTTCTAATTCCACAATGAGTGTCATTGAGTATTGCTAGTTTCATTCGTTATTCTCTTTCTTAAATCACTCGTACTGAACCTATGTTCTCTTTTATTAAAGTACAATTCTATATCACGTGCTTTACAAATATCTCTACCTGTAAAGTCTTTTTCTCTATATTCTTCACCTAGTACGCGTACATCTATATTTCTCATAGAAAGTATATCTACAAGATCAGATTCATACATATATGGAATAACTTCATCTACAAATTTAACTGCAGATAATTGTGTATATCTTTCAACTATAGTTTGAACAGGTTTGTTTTTTTCTATTCTGTCGATTGATGGGTCTATTTGTAAAGCGCATATTAAATATTCGCATTGGTCTTTTGCTTCTCTTAACATCTCAACATGACCAGCATGTAATAGATCAAATGTAGAAGCAGTAATACCTACCTTCATAACATGAACTCACTTAAGTCTGAATCCGCTAATTTAGTTTTACGTTTCTTTTTTTCTTTCTTAACTATTTCTTTTACTTCATTATCTGTATTACGTACTCTTGCAATTCTGTCTTTAAGAGTATCAACAAAATGTGCTGCTTGACCTGCTGCTACAGATTCAGTACCAGTATCAATAAAGCTATCGATACCAGATTTAGCTAAATATTTTAATTTAATTTCTTGTTGTTTTTTTTCTTTTGAAATTCTTCTTAAGAATGCATACCATGTTATCTGAGTAAAATATGCAAATGCATTTGGTTTACCAGTTCTAGTAGCAGCCTCTAAGTTATAGTTGCTAATTGCTTTCAAACAGTTTTCAACTGCATCCATAACCATTTCTTCTCTGTATGTATATCTTATAAAGTTACCTTTATGCGATAAACCTTCAGCTATTTTTAAGAAACATTGTGCCACATAATCTGGAACTGTTGGAATTTTAGTTTCGTCTTTTCTTGCAATTACAACTCTTTCAACATATTCGACTACTGCAGTAGAAAAGTCAGAATTGTTAACGTAATGTATGCTTTTTTTGCGTGCCATTGTTATAACCTTTATTTTATAGTATTATTATACACTGATTTTACGTAAATGTACACTGTTTAATTTGTCTCTTAATTAAAAATATAATGGTGTACATTTGTTAAAAAGTATGGTATAATAAAAGAGTATACGGGGAGAAGGGGAATATACCTTAGTGAAAGGTCTTCCGTGGTCTAAATTTAATTATCTTACCACTATCAGAATCTAAAGAAGATGGAGCTTCTTCAGTTGCACCGTACTTATTGTATAAGAAATCATCCATTTCATCATCAGTTAATTCTCTTAATTCATCCTGTATTTCATCTAGATTAGCATA